AATAACATAACGGCAGTGTTTAGGAATAAAATCACCTACGAAATCAATTGTCTTACCTAGAGCCATGATTTGACCACGGGCATAAGTTATGGAATCTTTATCTACAGTTTTAGTAAAGTATTTTGTTACTAAGCCAATCAATTCATCTAAGTGTTTATCGCAGTTATTCAAGATTAAACCATAAGCTTGGAACAATTCCAATTTTGCAGTACCACGTGGATAGTTACGATGGATTGCAGCCAGTGTAGATTTATATTCCATATTTTTACTGAAGTCTACATTTTGAGTATCTTGGATACAGCTTTGTACCACTTCAAGAGCACCATCACGGATACGATTACGTGTATCGATTAAGGTATCTGAAATATCATCAGATTTAAAGGTATTCATTAAACTACTTAAAATATTACCAAACATGTTAAATATCCTTTTTAAATAATAGGTGCAGAACCTTGAGAGAGCATTTTGAATACATCCATGTCGAATGAATCAGATTTAGCTTTCTTCTCAAGATAGTTCATAGAAATTTCAGATACATCGTCAATACCGTGATTATAAATGAAAATACGTTGGTAGTCTTGATTATAAACAATCAGAGTCATGATACCGGATTCTTCGAAGAATTTATCACGAGCACGTTTGTTATCCAATTTAGCACCAATAGTTGCTTGAATACGTGTGCGTGTAGCATCGGAGATAATCCATGTATTAGCAACAGTACCTACAGAGAACTCACCAGTTAACATAGCAGCAGTTTTATTATTTACATTGCGGTTATGTGTTTTCTCGTAATAACCAGTAGTATCTTCTACTAGATTACGACGGTGTGCTTCAACCAAGTCACGACAAACAAATAAGTCAAAAGCAGAATTAATAGTACCACGGTCAAAGTAAGCAATTAAACGCTCACGCATGGATTTAGGTTTCTTAGTAATACCGGCAATTTCAACCAACATATTAGAACGAATAGATTTCAGTTCTGGTTTCAACAGAATATTAACAGTAGCTTTAGCTTTTTCACGAGATACATCCACTGTCAAGATACGACCAGCAGCTAAGTTAGCCAGTTTATTAATTTCTTCAGTTACATTACTGTTAACAGAAGTAGATGCTTCTTCACGATGGTTAAATACATTACTTGCAATATCTTCGAATTCATCTTCTATATTCACTTGTTGATAAGTAGCTTCGGTAGATACTTCCAATTTAGCCAGATATTTATTAGGTAAATTAGGAATTATCGCTGGTACACTAATCTTATTACTTAGTGTAGATAAGGTAGTGTTGCCACTTACGATGGCCGGTTTATATGAAGATGTGGAGACAGTAGCTACTGTCTGACCCATTAAACGAATAGCCTCACCTGTCGCATCGCGTGTAGGTGAGTATTTACCCAGAGCTTTACCAATGCTTACACCATTGATAGTATTATCAATGGACAAAGCAACAATATAATATCCTGCATAGTTTGCTAGACCTGTCTGGATTAATGTACCCATATTCGAGTCATTAAGTAACTCTGTCTCAATAGCAAATGTAGGTCGTAATTGTAATTCTGTAGTGTATTGTGATAATGATTTTGAAGTGACGCTGTTGTAATCAGATGCAATCATTTTAGCAGCATTTGCTTTAAGCTGATTACCGATTGCACCTACTGCGGTCATACCCATATTTGCAATATCCATAACGAATTCCTTTTTAGATAGAAAGGTTAAAAATAAAATGTCAGATTCTGTTCATAGTGTCGAAAAGTTCTTAGAGCAAGAACTACGCGAAGGTAGGCTAATAGGACTTTCCGAAAAATTTCTTACCAATACCGTTGATTTTATAGACCATCTTGTAAAAATGAAACATGGTTTTAGTGTGTCAAGTGCAATGGCAGATACCTTTAAAGGTCCTAATATTCTTGCTAACACACCCATGATTAAACCAAATACCAATCAACCAGGATATATCTTTACTACTCGACCAGATTTAAACCTATCTTCTGCCAATATTAAAATTGAAAGAAAGATGGTGCCATTACTAACAGAGAATAAAAATTCTCTTATGCACGCTATACGAATGATACTATCACCACGTTTAGCAAAAAGAATGGAAGAAATTGAATTTGGTGGTTCACTAGGTAAAAGTGATTTACCACGTCATCCTAATTCTAATCTGGTTGACCCAAATTACCCTTTTATTGCTGTTTCTGATAACTTAGTAAAATCATTAACAGGATGGCCTTCTAGTGGTCTAGGTATCCATAGTACACCTGCCGGTATTCTAAAAGAAGTACACATCATGGCAGATGGCCCTAGTACCTATAATACAGAATATAGTTTAAACTTAAGTTTGCACGCCATGAAAGGCAGTGCTACTTTATATCTGTATTACTATTGGATTCAATATATTGGTTTTGTCTTATATCAAACATATGGCATGATGCCATGGCCTGAATATTTAGGTAACGGCAGAATGGACTACACTTGTAGAATCTATCGCCTCATAATGGATGAGACCCGAACGTTCGTAGAAGAAATGGGTGCGACTGGATATGCGATTCCAAGAAGCGTAGACATCGGTCCTTACTTCGATTATTCTAATCCAAGTGATAATCCAAGACCTTATGTTGATAGAACAGTAGATGTTGAATTTGCTTGTTCTGGTGCGATTTATTTGGATGAAATTTTAATTAAGCAATTTAATAATACTGTGACATTATTTAATCCAAATATGGCAAATGGACTACGTGAAAGATTCTACGTTAAAGTGTCTAAGAAATACCAACCAATATTTAATAACTATTGTTATCCTAGAATTAATCCTATTTCACGTGAACTAGAATGGTGGACAACTAAGGATATGGTAAAAGCCAAAAAAGATATTATCCTGTTAAGTAATATTGGTCCCTATTAATTATTAGAGGAATTAAAAAATGACTGAAGCTATACATGCCGATTTAATTTCGGATATTGTAGAAAATGTATCTAGTTATTCTGCTTCTCCAGCAAGATTGCAACGAGATGCATTAAAGACTATTCAAAAAGTATTAGACAATGAACTCGGTATTATCTCGGCAGAAAACCCTGTTGCTTTATGTCTTGAAATGTCTGCCATGCAAACAGCAGGTGCGGTAAATAAAGCATGGTTATTAAACCGTAGACAATATCCTGTATCTGCTCAAACACATGAAGATTTGTATTATCACTTAAGCGACTTAGATTGGGTGGGTGTATTTGGTTTACCTGCTAAAGCTAAGTTTGCTGTTTCGTTCGATTATGGTGAAATCCTACAAGTATTAAAACCTTTACCAGATGGTAGTGGTAACTTATTGCGGATTCCACGAGGTATGCGAATCACTGTAGGTGAAGTTGACTTTATGTTAGATTATCCTGTCAACATTTTACAATTAAAACATGGTGGTTTTAGGGTAACTTACGATACTACTGAAAAATCACCTATCCAAACATTGTCTAGTAATATTGCTTATCACGAAGTATCTCAAGCAATGGCTGGTGCTAAACGTCTTTCTATTGTATTGGAAATGATTCAAGTACGTGAGATTACTGTTGAAGATAATATCACTGCTAACATGAATATCACATTGTCTAAGACATTTGATGACTTCTATTACTATGCTCGTGTATTTCATGGTGATGGTGTTTCTAAATGGAAAGAGATGACGACTACCCATTGTCCTGATATTTACGATTTATATAAACCTACAGCTGTATTAAAACTAGTAGAGAATACAGAAGACTTTACTTTATCGATGTCTATTCCTAAAGTATATAACCAATTAACTAATCCAGCTGCAAGCCCTGTGGTTTCTGGTTCATTAGGTGGTCGTGTTAAATTAAATATCTATACTACTTTAGGTAAGATAGACATGAACTTAGATGCATATACGCTAGACCAATATAGTTACGACTTCTTCCCACAAGGTTCTAAAAATCGTGACTACAGTGAACTAGATGAATTTAGCAGTGCGCTAACTTCATTACATAGCGTTATTATCTTTAGTAGAGACTATGTTAACCAAGGTCGTGACCCATTGACATTTGAGGAATTACGTAGCCGTGTAATTAATAACACTGTAGGCCCTAATGAAGTTCCTGTTAGTCATGTTGCATTAACTGACCATTCTTTAGATAGTAGCTTTAAGATTATTAAATCTGTAGACTATGTTACTAACCGTGCTTATTGGGCAGTACGTGGTATGCCAAAACCAGAGAACTCTGATTTGATTACACCTGCGGCTGCTTCTATTGAAACACTGACTACTACTATTTCAGGTTTAGTGGGTACTGGTACAGTGAAAGACAATGAGAAACGTGTGACCATTATGCCTAACTCTATCTATTCCATGTATAATGGTAAGATGTCTATGTTAGACCATACTGAAATCAAACGTATCTTGGATTTGAGTGCTGAAAATAGAGCAAAAGAAGTAAATAGTAAAGAAATGTTCTATTCACCATTTCACTATGTTGTTGATAATGAAGATGACACAGTTAAACTACGTGCTTATTATCTAGATTCACCTAAAGCCATTACTAAATACTATAATGAAAGTAACAATAAAATTCCTATCTCATTGACTGTTTCTGATAAGTATAGTATTCGTCGTTCTGAAAATGGTTACATTATCCGTGTAGAGATGAAGTCTAATTCTGATTATAAGAAACTACCAGATGATAGACTTTGGGCACAATTGTTAGTTAAGCCTTATCAGGATAAAAATGATGTTTATTTAAATGGTAGATTAGTAGGTAAAAATAGTGATGAAGAACCTATTTTCGAATTTGAATTGGTGACTAATTTTGACTTAGATGATAACCATTGTTTGATTGTTAATAACCTATCTCTAAAAGGTTCTAGTGATTTAGATATCCCTATTGAGTTAGATAATAATTTTGAATTGTTATTTGGTTTTTACGGTAATGTAGATGGATGGAGTCGTATTACTTTAGATGATAAAGTAGGTATCCATTTGTTAGAGAATGATGCTAAAGTCATCTTGAGTGAAAGTATCCGTATTCGTTTAGGACATCATTTGAAATGGTTATGGTCTCGTGCAAGAACCTATGCTGATGAAATTATCTACAAACGCTATACTGAAAACATTCCTATGTTATACGAAGAAGATGTATATGCTAAGGATGCTGTAACAGGTTCTATTATTAACATTGTAGATGGTGCTGTTAAATATAATTTAGTACACCGTAAAGGTGAGCAGATGGTAGATAACGATGGTCAGTTGGTTTGGAAACATCGTCAAGGTGATATTATGTTGAACAATAATGGTCAACCTATTATCGATAGACCTCGTGATATTATCCGTCGTTTAGAATTGATGGTAATTGATGCTACCTATTGGTTTGCTACTGACGATATTGCTTCTGAATATCGTAATGAATTAGTAGACTTATTCATTGACTGGATTGTCTCTGACTTAACACCGATTAATGAGAAAACTCTAGAACAGACAGGTATCTACTATTATCCTTCAGCTACCATGGGTCAGTTAAAAGTAATGTACAACGAAGGTATTGAAACTTACATCAATGCTGCACAATCGTTACAAATTAATTTAACTGTATCTCGTCAAGTATACAATAACGTCGATGTGGTTAATAAAATTAAAGAAGCTACTATCCGTGTACTGAATGAAGAAATCAGTAAAGAGACAGTTTCTGTTTCTACTATTGTTTCTAAACTCGTAAAAGAACACGGCGATGATGTTATTGGTTTAACATTGGGTAACTTAGGTGGTAGTGACCGTATTATTTCATTTACCGTATTGGATGAAGGTAAGCGCGCTACTATTCGTAAGAAACTGACTATTCAATCAGATGAAACATTATCTGTTGATGAAGATGTTACTTTTAACTTCAAAGTACATAGCAGCGAAGAAGAAAGAATTAAATCACTATAAGAAATATTACTCTACTACCCAATTAAGGGTAGTAGAGTAATTATCTTTATGCTCTAAATTCTTCAGCTACTGTTTTACATTGTAAACCAAATTGACGTACTAAATTATTAATCTCTTTAGAGAAAGTCTCATTTGGTTCAGATTCACTGTATTTACCTAAGAAGTCTAATACCAATGCCATTGCATCTTTACAGCTATTATAGAAAGTATACAGTTGATTATAGGCTACTGCTTTGGTCAAGAATGAATAACTAATATAACGAATTACTTCTTTAGTTAAATTATTCAAAACAGACAATGCTGCGTAAGTATCATCATCTTGTCCTTTAACTAAGTTATCTTGAATAGATTTAGTTAAGACATCATTATACCAATCTAGATAAATCTTAGTACTACTTACATCACTAATTAACAAACTAGAAGCGCCAACAATCGTATGTTCAAGTCTATTGAAATTAGAATTTAAGATTTCTAAACATTGTTTACCAAATAAGCTTTTACCATTAGTATCTTTTACTATAGGTTTAAGTACTTCATCAATAGATTTACGTTCCAGTAGTTACCAAATAGCAATCTATTCACTGCATTGGTTGTAAT